TTATTGATTCATTGCCCATTCGAAGTCATCTGCAATTTCGTATTGTCGTTGCTTTGTTACATGGAGATAGATCAACTCGGTTACTTTGGAATTGCTTTTGTGACCAATACGGGCTTGGATCTCAGTCAATCCTACACGCGGATTAGATGCGAGTAGGGAAACATGTGTATGACGTAGACTATGAGGCGTAAGTTGGGTAGGTAGCCCGGCTTGTTCGAGTACTGCTTTCATTATTCTAGGAATGGACGTAATTTGGATTGGATATCCTGGCATAGTTGAGCACCAGAAGACAAAATCATCATTTGGATTAAAATTCTTAGCAGAAATTCTTTCTTCGCGCTGCCAACCTCTCAGCAACTCAAGAGCTTTAGCCACGGTATCTCCAAAACTTATTACCCTTTCACTTTGGTCATTCTTTGGGGGTATAAAGATGTAGGTACGGACGCTTGTACCATAAATCTGCTTGTTTATATCAATTGTTCGCTTATCCATGTCGATGTCTTCCCACTGAAGACCTCCGGCTTCGCTGATCCGCAATCCAGTATAGGCCAATACGACGAACAAGGCCCAAAAGTTAATAGTGAGTATGAACCGACACAATTGAAGAAAAGCTTTCAACTCGTCCTTCTCAAGAAATTTGGGGAGGACTTGTTTTTTTTCTCCTGGCTTTCGTGCTTGCTTACGCTCTTTGGGAATTATAGCTTCTGCTGTAGGATCTAATTGAAGCAAACCTCCTCTCTTTGCATGTTCAAACATTAAACTTCCAGCAGTATGAGTAGTGGTGATGGTGCTACGACTAAGCCCTCTTTTCTTTAAATCGTACAAAAATTGTTGATAGGCACTGGGTGTGACCTCAGAAATAAGAAATCCACCAAATTTCTCATTAATCATTTTCAAGCCGTATTGTCTAGATTTAATTGTATTTCCTGTTGGCTCCCTCTCAAGCATATATTCTTCTATCCATACCCTCCCCCAAGAACTTACGGTAATGTTATACCCAGAAGGTAAGCCTTTTTGTAACTTTCGAGCTTCTAACAAAGTTCCAAAATCTTTAGCTTCCTGTAAGCTGTCAAATCGAGGAGATTCTGTTTCCTTACTGATTTTCTTTTCGACCCCATCTTCAATGACAGTGGCAGGAATGTAATAACGATAAGTATACTTACCATTGCGCTCACGGATATTTTTCGGTAACTTTCGTTTTGCTTTCTGTTTCTTTATCATCCTTATTCTCCCTTCATAAGAACATATGTTCTGTTTTTTGATATATGTAAACAGCCTTTCAGCTGTAAAGCATGAAGGTTAGTAGAAAATATGAAATTGTTCTGGAATTCCACAACGCATCAAAAAGTGATATTTTGTCTCATTGTGTTCAGGGGTCAAGTCTCCAACTAATAGATGCAAGGCAAATTGATTGGCTTCTCTTTCTATCCTATCCACTGAGAATAGAGTATTTCCTCTTAGAAATGGTGTGTTTACGCCATGATGGAGGAAATGGTGACCTAATTCATGTGCGACTGCGAAAGGTTGAATGAACCCCTGAAGATGTGAATTAACATGAATAACAGGTATTCTACAAATGCAAGTGTAATATCCCCATGTTTCTTTTCCAAGTTCTTCGTATAGAACCGCGATACTTCTCTCAGATGCAATTCTTGATGGGTTATTGGTTCCATGGGTTTGAATGAGTTTTCTAATTAAGTGTTTTCCCATGTCTGTTCTCCCAGAACTTATTCTCTGAATTTCTTTGGAGTGAACTTTTTCTTTGCCATCTCCTTCGACATCCTTAGCGTGTTTTCGAGTGAGATTCTTAATAATTCACGATCCTCGTCATCCATAGGTTCTCCCATAAAGGCAAAAGAGGCATTGCTGTTGAGATCGTTCATCATCTTTTCCAATTCCTTGGCGATGTCACGCTCGTCTTTTTCTGATAATGCATAATAAGGTTTATCCTCTTGAGTCTCTTTACTTTCCTCTGAAACTCCCATCAGGTAATTAACGGTTACACCGAAATAATCGGCAATCTTTTGAAGCTTTTCACGTTTAGGTGTGTATTTTCCTTGTTTCCAACTAGTGAGCGTCGATGTAGTGATCCCTGTATCTTTGGCTACTCGATATGCTGTTGTGCCATGTTGATTTAAAAGATCCTCAAATTTTTCGTACATAGTTTCCCTCCGCACTTTATCTCACAAAAAAATAAGTTAGAAAACAAAGCTATATTTCGTTGACTAACTCAGAAAACTATGCTAATATACAAACATAGCTTAGATAACTGAGCTAAAAATGGCGATAGCTTAGGAAACTTATTTAACTTAGGTGGTACTTTGATTATATAAGAAATCTTAGCTATTGGTCAATACTTTTATTTGGAAGGAGATATAAATTGTGTATAAAAAATTTCTTGAGTTGTTAAAGGAATCTGGAAAAACACCATATCAGGTTGCTAAAGATACAGGAGTTTCTACAGCTACTTTAACAAATTGGAAGCAAGGTAACTACAAACCAAAAACAGATAAGCTGAAAATCTTAGCAGATTATTTTGGTGTAACTGTTGACTTTTTTCTCCAAGTAGATGAAACGGCGGTGAGTAAATGAGCGCGAATGAGAATTTAAGACCTACGATAGACGTACTCGACGCTGCTGCTTACTTGAACGTAAGCAAATACACCGTAATCAATCGCATTAAATCAGGAAAACTGAGAGCCTACAAACAAGGAAATCACTGGAAAATCAAACGAGAATGGCTTGTACAGTATGAGGCTGAGCTCATTTCGAACTAACTTTTATCCATCTAAACATCTTATACACAATCTATTCACAGGGAGGTATCACTTTGAAACTTACAGTAAACATGCTTCGCAATGTATGCGCTATGTACCTGACAATTCGCGATCAGGCAGAAGCTGAGGGGTTAACCCAAGCAGTTGAAAATGCCAACAAAGGATATCGGAACTATCGTGAGTTACTAAACCAGGTATACGAAAAACGGCCGTCCGGGGTAGGAGCCGGACAGCCGTCACTTAGTTGGAAAATAACAATTAAGACAAGAATACCACTGCCGGGAGGTGTTGGCAATGGCAAAGAGAGTGCAATCTGTGGAGCGGACGGAACTTCGTAAGAAGCTTCGCGATCTTTATCTCGATCAATCAGCTTATCTTTTGAATCACAGTAAACCATCTACGGCGATAAATTTTAAGATCGACAAAGCAAAAGCCGCACTGGCCAAGGTGGACCGTAGATCTATTCATAAAGATACTCCACATCGTCCAAAGTTTGGGAAAGCGAGGAAGCTATGAAGGATGAAGAATTAGACTGGCACATCGAACAAAGCAACAAACTGCGGGATCAGGCGAAGGCATACGATGAAGATGCACCAGGTGCAATGGTTGAGATTGTCCGTCTCTTAACGGCTTCTTATGACCTTATGGGGCGGATTTCTGCACAGATGGACGGGGACTACGAAAAAATTTATACCCTACGGCAGAACACATTTACACTGGCCAAATCGCAGGCAAAAAAGGGCGATAAAATCTTGACGGCTGAACTGGCCACAATGGAGCTTCGTAATCTTGAGGCTGAGGCCTACGAACAGAAAATGTTCTGGCGTAATGAAAGGGAATCCGTAAAGGAAAAAATCTACGAACTTAGAATGCGTGTCCGAATTGATATGCAAACGGGAGGTATGGCAAATGGGTAGCTTTGATTTTCGCCCGGTCCCCAAACCGGATCATAAGCGCGGTAAACGTAAGCAGAGCCAAGAGACAACAATTACTGCCAAAGTTGATAAAGAGATCTACCGACGGTCCAGCGAGGAAGGATATACGGTTTGTGAGCATTGCGGCTGCAGCGTACCGAGATTTCGGTTTGAAAGATGCCACATGCTCAATGCTTCCCAATACGGCACAGGCCGGGCTCCCTGGAACGTGGTTATCTTGTGTGGTCCCCGTAATGATAACGGCAGTTGCCATCATTGGGCAGATGAAACCATTGAAGGGCGAGACTGGAAGGCACGGAAGCAGGCAGAGCTTTACCTTTACTACACGGCTGGAGAAGGTCAGCAATATTGGAAATAAGGGCATGCATTGTGTCCGGCGGACGTCCTACGGACATCCATCGGATAACAACGGGACAACGCGCGGACGTCCGTTGTCTGTCCATGTATGGTCCGTGCAGGAGGCGGTGAACACCAATTGAAAGAGTCAGTAGAGGCATCAAGATTATGGATTAAAAGCTATCAGGCTACTGATCGAGACCCTATTACGAACCGATTTTGTAGGGCGACGGGTCTTGATACTCCATCAGCTGTGGGCACCTTGCACATGCTTTGGTGGTGGGTTTTGGATTGGGCACAGGATGGAGACATTAGCAAGTTTAATGCAATAGACATAGCAGATGCAGTTAAATTCCAGGGTGATCCAAATATGCTCTTTAAGGCGCTAATTGATGCTGGGTATGTCGTCCAAACCCAGACGGGGCATGAGATTGCTAACTGGTACAAAATCGGTGGACAGATTATTGAGTCCAAGAAAAAGGATGCTGACCGTAAGGCAGATGCCCGGGAAAAGAAACGACTAAAGAAGGAAGGTCTTTCGGATGTCCAAGGGACGTCCACCGGACATCCAGCGGACAGTTCAGGGAAATCCAAAGGAGTTCCATCGGAAGTCCGCTCTATAGATAAAGATTTAGATTTAGATAAAGAACTAGATATAAATAAAGATTTAAATATAAACGGTGATGCAGATCCGAATCAAAAATCAGATCAAGAGCCAAATCAAAATACAGAAACGAAGTCCAAACAGACCGCCGACGAATCGAAAGCGACGGACGAGATGCCTACAAGCGGGAAAAATGGTTCAAAAGGGCGGCAAAAACCCGTCTACGAACCGGACAGCCCGTACATGAAAATGGCCGTTTACTTCAAAAGTAAGCTTGACGAGCTGGCAAAAGTTTTAGAAGTGGATAATCTGGCACCGAAAGCGAACATGCAGACGTGGGCGGACGATTTCCGGAAGTTGGTAGAGCTGGACAAGCAATCTGACAAGCGTCTGATTATGGATGTAATGGACTGGCTGCCAAAACATGATTTTTGGCGCAAAAATGTGTTAAGTGCAAGTACATTTCGGGATAAATGGACGACGTTGCTTGTTGAAATGCGCTCTGGTAAAACATCCACGTCCAATAAGGGTTCCGGCGGTGGGGGTCGAGGTTACGGCAATCAAAAGCAAGTGATTCCGATTTCACAAGATGATGGAACGGCCGGAACGCCTTCAACATCGGAATTTGAGGCCATGATGAAGAAGGCAGCGGACCTGAAGGCTTCAAAACTTCAGGAAAAGGAGGCATTCAATAACCGATGAGCTACCTTTCACGCGCTCCTGGAATGCACCGCTGCATCTGTGGCTGGGAAGGTAAGCCCCAGCGTGATAAGAAGGCTTTGAAGCCAGTCGATAAATGCCCTATGTGTTCTCAGGTTACAGCACTCATACCTTTACGGGAAATACCCGGATTCTGCTTCTGTTGTGCTTCCACAAACGGGAAGCTGCAAATTATAGATCATACGATGGTTCGCGAATGCCGCATATGTGGCGCAAAACTCAATTTACACACGGTAAAGCCGTGGATATGGGAGGTCAAAGGGATGGAACAAGCGGTAAATAAGCTTAGAGCGGAAATGGAAGCGTCGAAGAACCCCTATGTGAAAGTGGTTGGAGAACATCTGCTAAACGTGTTGGAGATCAATCCTGCTGCAGCTGAGAAGGTGCTGGCTGAGGGAAAGACCATTTCGGGAGCGTTAGCTGCAATGAAAACTGAAGCTACCAAGAATAAATTTGATGGCATGGCAATGCTGACAGATGAAGAGGGTTATGCCATTGCGTTGAAGTATTTCGGATTAACTGGAACAATTCCCGCTCCTGCAGTAGCACTGGCTCAGGCAGCTCCTGTACCGCCACCCGCTCCGATGACTTCAACGCCAACGCTTGGTATTTATGTTGATGATCTGTTTGTCGATCTGTAGAGGGGGAGCAGGATATGGAATATAAGGAGTTCAAAGCACATTTTCCTGTCAAACACAGTCAGGAGCTTGAAAATTATGTTGTGAACACTGTAATGCTTGACAGCAGATATCTGTTCTTTAACCAGCGGAGAGGCATCCAGATGGCATATTGCACTCATTGCCAAAAGAAGCACGTTCCCGAGGTGAAATTGAAACACAAGCAGATTAGCGGGGCTACTTGCCCACATTGCAAGTCTCTCTGCGGTGTACGGGCATCATGGATCAGCAGAAAGTACATGCATGATAAGGGAGTTTTTGTCTGGTATGAGAAATCTGTTTTAGATCCGCAGGCAATCACCGCACAAGTAATTCATGTTTACTGGAAATATAGTGAGGACTTCAAGAATGTGCAAAGGGGCATACATTGTTCAGATGAATACTTGTTTTCTGCGGGTTCAAGTGCATATTTCAGCTATCGGGAACAGCAGAAGACCACATACAGCGCTTTTGACCGTCATTTCGGAGGTTGGTCCCGCTGGCAACGGTTTATGTCCTCAGAGAACATTACCAAGGCGGTAGCAGATACACCTTTCCAGTATTCAACGTGGGAACATTATACGAGATATCAGAATCAAGATTATACCTCGGATATGACGGAATTTTTCGATCTCGCAGCACGATATCCATGTGTGGAGTATCTGACTAAGACTGGATTCAGTTCTTTCGTATGGGCGAAGCTCTACAAAAATCATACATGGGGAGCTATCAACTGGCGGGGGAATTCTTTATCAAAGGTTCTGCGATTATCAAAATCAGAGCTAAAAGAGGTTAAGCGGCTCGGTGTAGAGATTACACCTCATCAACTCCGGTTTTACCAGACATCACGTAAAGCTGGAGGGAAGCTTTCTATCAGCGATGCCGTTGTACTCGCTGGTGTCGCTGAAGGCTACTATGAGGGCATATTCAGCTCCTTTGTGAAAATAGCTAGTGAAGAAGCGGTAATGAAATACATCCTTAAACAAATTCGCAATGGACACTACAAGACTGTAACTTCAATGGTCAGCGATTGGCGGGATTACCGGAACGAATGTGAGCAACTGCGGATAGATATTACTGTGGAGCGGTATTTATTCCCGAACAACCTCCGTGTCGCTCATATGAACACATCTAAAAAGATCAAATTCAAAAATGATCCTAAAATCGAACTGAAAATTAAAAAGCGATTGAAATCATTAAGCGAGTTCCGTTTTGAGCAAGGTGACTTTATCCTTCGGCCAGCAACATCTGCAGAGGAATTGTTCGAGGAAGGTGCTCTTCTAGGCAATTGTATAGGCGGGTATTCCAAAAACTACGCCGATGGGGTGACGGACCTATTCTTGATTCGATTAGCTACAGAGCCGAATACTCCGTACTTTGCGATGGAAGTCAGCGGCGGCAAGGTGCGGCAATGCCGTGGATTCGGTAATTGTGAAGCTTCTCCAGAAGTTCGGAAATTTGTTGATGCTTTTGTTAAAGAGAAACTGTCTAAAAAAATGAAAAAATCAAAGAATCCACAGGGGGTAGCAGTATGAGTCAAGTAACCATGAGAACACCGGAAGTCATTGCCATTGAGATCAACAGTATTCGGGATCAGGCTCAACGCATTCTCCTTTCCGCCAGTGTAGAGATCGGCAGAAGGCTGACAGAAGCTAAGTCAATGCTTCCGCATGGAGAGTGGGGCAATTGGCTTGCTGATTCGGTTGATTACAAGCAGAGCACAGCCAACAACCTCATGAACATTTTTGATAAATACGGTTCCGATCAGCTTAGCCTTTTTGGGGACAACACAAATTCCCAAGCGTTTGCGAATTTGACGTATACACAGGCAGTCGCCTTGCTCGGTGTTTCGGACGAGGAGCGGGAAACCTTCGTTATTGAAAATAATGTGTCTGAAATGACTACCCGGGAGCTACAGGCTGCAATCAAGGAAAAGCAGCAGGCAGAAAAGGAGCGGGAAGCTGCCGAAAAGGCCAAGGAGAAGGCGGAAAAAGCAGCCGATATAGAACGGAAAGCGAAGGAGAAGCTGGAGATCCAACAGAAGGACCACTCTGTCATTGTACAGCGCCTGCAGGAACAGCTGGACGCCGCACAAACCGCTTCCGCTTCCGGTGATGATGGAGCAGCTGCGGAAGCAGAGGCAGCAGCCGAACAGCTCAGGGCAAGCTTGTCTAAATCGGACGAGCAACTGATTGAATCGCATAAGCGCATTAAGGAGCTGGAAGCAGAGATCGAGACGAAGCCAGTAGAAGTGGCAACGGCAACCGAAACCATCTATGCTACACCGCCAGAAGTACAGGAGGAACTGGATCAGCTGCGCAAGAAAGCCGCTTCCAACACCGTGGAGGATGTTGCCTTGTTTAAAGTACATGTAAAGACTGCAGGCGACGGATTTAACGCAGCTCTGAATGTGATCAACAGTATCAAGGTCAAGGATGCCGAAACTGCGGAAAAGTGCATCAATGTTCTAAAAGGGACTCTTGATCGTATGCAAAAAATGCTTATTGCCGTAACACGGCCAGAACCTGAATAATGTTCTTCTTTTTCTTTGACATCTGCGTCGATCCGGATGTTTCAGTTATCGAGAACCTGTTAGGGGAAACCATTCTGCTGCAAAGGCAATACCATTGCTATCAAACACATGTAGGGCAAATCGCTCATTATTACGCTCTGACCGTTGATTCACTGTATGACTTATCTATTGCTGAGGATTCGAATTATAGCCGTATATTTGCTCGTTATGATCGTTCCATCATGGAGCGGGATAACTACTTTCCGGGGGCTAGAAAGCCCCTTGAACGGATATTTGATAAATCGTCGATGTAGCAAGGAGCGAAATGTAATGTTCATATTCTTCTTTGGTTCATCCGCTCCACAGGCATCTAAAGGCAAATATCGGCCAGGCGTGGTATGCGAGATCATCCGGAATGATCCGCGACATGTGAGCATGCCAAATATGTACCCAGACCGAATAGGGCAGGAAGTCATGATAACAGAAATTGCACCAGATCCTAAAGGCTGGGTATGGGGGTATGAGATCCGCTTTGGAAAAAGGCCAACTAGTGTCCAACCATACCAGATGGATTGGCTTAAGCCTCTGAGCACCAAGCAAGCGATGCGAGTTCTGCGCCTAGCAGAGTAAGGAGGGCGGCTAATGTTCTTTTTCTTTACTGAAGACAGGCAGCCCTGTCAAATCATTGATTACAGAGACATATACGACAAGTTGAAGGATAAGCCAGTAGGTAAATGGACGCGGGAGATTGAACAATTCTCCGTCCTATACCTCTGGAAACAAAATGATTCAAGGGAGGCGTAACCAGTATGAGACAAGAAAAGCACAAGCCATGTACAGGCTGTGGATTCGACGATGAATTTATAACAGATTATCTGGTAGATGGAACAGAGCATGTATTTTGTGGGAACTGCGGTACTCCTGCAGAGGTAAAGGATCATGAATAACTGGCATTTTGCAAATAAGGACAAGGCCGTAGAGCAGGCAGCCGGAGGCCAGGGAGAGATAAAGTGTCCTCAGCTTACACCGGAAGAGCTAAAGGTGATCCGAGTGAAGTATCCAGCTCCTACAGGTGCGAATGCTAAAAAGCCAATTCCAATATATGAATTCAAGCCACGGAAGGAGCTTTTATGATTGCTAATGAAATTACAATATCGGAACTGGATATACCCAAGACCTTAAAGACCATAACGCATTTGTTCGAACAATACCGAATAAGAAAGTTCGTAGTTGGTCAGGAGAGAGAAGATGAATTTATCAGTTGTATTGTTCAAACAGTAAACCGATTGCCAGAAGAAGAACGTGTATTAATCGAAGAACGGTATATGAAAAATGACTATATTAAAGATTGCCAAGTATATAATTGTAAGCTGGATTATCCAATAAGCAAGGACACATATGTTAAGCGGCGCAATAGAGCAATCCTCAAGTTAATCCTTGTCTTCTGCGATACCGGGTTTATAAGGATTGATGAACTACTGAAAAATTGAGAAGGTGATTTTCTTGAAGGTTAAGGAAGTTCAGAAAGCATTAAAGGCGGGTAAGCGATTTTTCAAAGATTGGAAGTTGGAGGATCCGGTTGAAGTGATTGCTTGGGGGAATGCATGGGTCAGATATACATCACCTAACATGACCCACTGGATTTCAACCAACATACGGACGTTCGCTATGGGCTTAGATGGTGTATACAAGCAAGAAGGGGAGTGTTCTTCTGGGGGCGGTGCAAATGGAAATATTCCCAAAGGCAAACAAATTGGACTTTGAAAAGGCGAAGCAACTGCTCCAAGATCTGCCCAGGTTGAAGGGAATTGAGATAGATCTAAAGGGACGGGAGCATGTTACTGAAGAGGAATCGGCAGTACTGAAGCAGTTGACACCAACAATAGCGAATGTGGAGCTGGCAATTAACAGCATAAGGGATTTAGAAATTCGGGAGATAATGAAGTATCGGTTTATTAACATGCATCCGCGCTGGGCCGCTATCAGAAAGTGGGGCCGAATGACAGAACGCTCTGTTGATAGAAAAGTTGAAGAGGGGACTGAAGCGGTGGCAGGAACACTTAAACTGCTGGGGATATTATAAATTCGTGTCTGTAGTACGTCTGTTTTACGTCAACATTGCGTCTGTATATTAGTTTTAAAGTAGGGACATAGGGAGATTCTTCGCCCGGGTGTCCCTGCTGCCCCTTATCGCCGCAGGACTCGGCCACAACGAGTCAGTGATGAAACCCTTCCACGTCTGCAGGGAGGATGGAGCTGTAAGCACAAGTAGCCTTTAGCCGTTTGCGGTGTGTGGTGCGGGGGATGAGGGTTTAGATATACCCTCACAGCGCTCAGCCTGGGCGCTTTACGAGCGCCGTGTAATCTTGGCAGACTTCGATAGTTCGGCGGAAATACAGGCGTTAATTAATATGGCCTCTTGGATTAGGTGGGTTCGATTCCTGCGAAGGTCGATAATAACTAAATTTACTTGCAGGAAAATCCTTCCTCATGTCACAATGTAATATGGGGAGGTGAAATATATGGTAGTTGTTTTGACATTTAAAGAAGGCATTGTAGTTGAAAACGAATTTAATGCAGCTCAAACTATAAACTTTGTTGATAGGATTGTGCGATTGAAGGAAGGTAACAGTGAAATTAATGTGGCCAGTCCCAATAAGGATGGAGAGTACATTACTTTCAAAGCAGAAGATTTGGAGTCGATTCAAATCAAATACTAAATAGTACAATAGGAGTCGCTGAAAAGCGGCTCTTCTTATTTCCGTTACTAGAGCAAAAGTTATATAAGTGAAAAAGCCAGTTCATTAAAACAATTCTAATATGTGTGCGCGCGGAATATCTTTTTAATTGTGATAGAGAAGTGTAGCTTTTTAAGTTCAGTTTTCTATTGTTCATAAAAAAATCCAAAATAAGGATTTGTAATTTGTAAAATTGTGTTATTATTTTGGGAGGAAAGACCCAAAATGACAATACAGGTGGTTAATATGACGGATAAAATCGAATTAAACACAGATGGTAAAGTTGACGAGTTCTATAAAAAGCTATTAACATCCACTATTTTGGAAGGATACCCAAAATACTCTCAAGAAGGTCTCCTTAAGAGTATGGAAAAACAAGATTTACTCCTTTTAAAGAAGAGAAGAAGAAGAGCGACTGGAGAGAACATATTAGATTTATCTGATATAGAAAATACAACTGATCAAATATCAGAGGCTATTAATAATGAAGAGCAGACCGTAAAAGTATTTGAAAAGAACGAATTCTTTAAGTCATACAAATATTCAGCAGTGTTCTTTGTTGATGAATTGGATGAAAGTTTAATAGAACGATTGTTGAATCAAAATGAGCTAATTAATTTTTTTGCTGATAATTACACCCATGATACATCGACCCTAATAACTCAAGGTGCTAGGAAACCAACGATGTATTCTATAGAAAATACAATATTGTTCAAATTCAGTAAGGTGCTGACAGGCTTTACTCCTGGTGCTGATGGCGAAAAGAAAGAAATAAAATATCCTATAGTCTGTGTTTATTCTAGGAATATGGGTACTCTAGAAATAAGATTAGATAGTGTGCGCACAATGTATCAGTCCTCTGACATTTTCTATGAATCACAGATTTCTTCTGTTTTGTCATGGTTCAAGAGTTATCTTAATTGCAATCATACAACAATAAATTTTCTTCCAATTATCGAATATATAAAAAAGCATAAACAAAGAGAAGTTGCTGTTGAAGCTCAGTCTATGGCTTTCCAAAATGGAGGTAAGGCTGTTCTTGAAAATGGAATAAACGATAACTATGTGCTTCCTTTACTCGGGGAACTCCAAGAATTAATCAAGGCTAACCAAGAACTTTTTGATAGTAGCCCTGAGATAAAAAATTTGTTGGATAAATTTATCACAGAAGCAGAAACGCTTTCTGATCTGCCCTGGGTAACCCTTGTTTGGAAAAGTGACAAAACGAAGGTCAAGTTTAAATTTAGCCAAGCTGATGATGAATATACCATATTACAATACTATGGTCGTCAATCTGATATGGAGAAGATGAATTATGTCACCGAATACATTATTGAAAATAAAACAGAACTTGATCAAATCGAAAAGACTAACTCCTCAGAAGGTGGAAGCTCTTCTACCGATAATCAAGCTGTATAAAAAGGGCGATTATATATATCCAGGAGTTCTTATAAGACATTTAAATATTTCTATGAATGAAGTTTATGGTGTACTTGAGCTCATAAAAGATCTTGGAATAGTAGAAAATCATTATGAGCTGTACTGTAGAAAGTGCAGAAAGTTTACTGGGATTAGTTTTGAAACAATTAATAAATTCCCAGATTATGTAGAATGCGAAGAGTGCCTTACAGAATTAGATCCAATTGAAGATAGTATTGTTATTTATAAGGTGATCGCTGATGAGTAACGAGGGCCTTACAGCTAAAGAATTGTTGCTTAGCCAATATTATACGGAAGAAAAGAAATTTCGAGAAATCACTAGGTTGGATGAAAAAGATCATGAGCAGTACAAGCACCTTCTTCAAGAACTTGTTGGTTTGCATGAGGGATCAGTAATAGCACAGAATACTGTTGTAAAAGGGAAAGCACTCGAGAATTTAGTGAAGTTTCTCTTAGTGAAATCTAGTGTTTTCGAAGTTTATGAAAATATACGAAACACAACTAATGAAATTGATGAACTTCTAGAATTGAATCACATCGGAAGAAAATTGAAAGACTTTATAACGCTGCCGGGTGAACTTTATCTTTCAGAATGTAAAAACTATGATCGAAAAATAAGTGTTACTTGGGTTGGAAAATTTTATACATTATTGGAATCTAACGCCTCGAAGATAGGTATTCTGTTTTCCTATCATGGTTTTACCGGTAGAAATTGGAATGATGCCACTGGACTGACAAGAAAACTGTTTTTACTCAAAGAGGATTTAAAGGATCGCACTTATATAATTGATATTAATAAAGATGATTTTAAGAAGATTGAGCAAGGACATAGCTTGCTAGAGTTGATTGACATAAAAATGAAAGCATTACGAGTACAGACTAATTTTGAAGAGTTTTTAAGAGAAAAGCACCCAGCTTTGTTAGAAGAAGCCGAGTAAAGATAGTTTTAAGTTACTAGAACGAGGAGTTGCTAAAGAAGCAACTCTTTTTGTTGAATATAGCCCTTGTTTTTGAAGGAGGTGATCCTATTGATAAACGAAGAGGAATTGAAAAAGTATCAGAAGGTGACTATTGAAGTTTTCTCGTTACCAGCAAGGAACATCATCGAGGGGCCAGAAGAGAGTGAATTCTACTTTGATAATGGCGATTTGTACTTACCAGGAATTAAGAAGATATATAATAAAGCGTTACTTGATCTTGCACAGCAGACAGATAATACTGTGGCCGTTTTGTGGAAATACGGAGTTACACCTGTTGCAATATTACTAACTTTTAGTTGAAGACTTATTGGAGAAGCATCCTGAGGGATGCTTTTTATTTTGCGGTTTATTATGATATGGGTCCTTCCTATGGTGGGGGTAGGGTGCGGGTGCGTGTGAGCCCGATTCCTGGCTATTTCTGATGCAAAAAAATCACTGTGCACTGTGCATTTTGAGGGGGTGTTTTAGGCTTGGAATCCTACACGAAAATGATCAAAGAAACCTTATGCATCAACGCTTCATACACTGCCGAGTTATTCGGTGTCCACCGGAACACACTTGCACAGTGGGTGAAGCTCGGAATGCCCAAAGCTATGAACGGCTGGTATCCACTAAAAGATTGTTTTGATTGGGTTATGGACTATCGGCTAGGAGCAGAAGAGGAGGACGAGGAAAATGGTCCGATCACAGATGCCGCTAAGAAGCTGCGCCACGAAGCACGATTGAAAGAGCAGCAAGCAGATGCAGCAGCTTTGAGAAATGCTGTATCCAAAGGGGAATACATTCGGCGGGACGAGGTAGTCAGTGAACTGCAACGTTTTTTTACATCACTTAAACGGTCTATGACCGGGTATAGTCGATCCGTTGCGATGGAGGTAGCGCCGTACGTTTCTCCTGAGCTGGTCCGAGAAATCGAACAAAGCATCAGTGACAAGACAAATGCAGTCTTGCTGCAAATGTCCGTCAGGGGTGTGTACCATGCCAAAAAAGGTAGGAAGTAATTGGGCAGACTGGCTCATTGAGGCCTTAAACGTCTTGCGTCCGCCTGAAAAGCTTACGGTTTCCGAATGGGCAGATAAATATCGTATGTTGGATAGCAAAACATCAGCAGAGCCAGGGCAATGGTCCACCGACCGGACGCCGTATCTACGTGGGATAATGGATTCCTTCACCGATCCTCGTGTGGAAGAAATCATATTCCTCAAGCCGACACAGGTGGGTGGTACGGAATGTTTGAATAACATGCTGGGTTTCGTCATTGCTCAGGACCCAAACCCGGCTTTAGTTGTTTATCCTATAGATACGCTGGCTCAATTCACATCAGAAAATCGGCTACAACCCATGATTGAGCTAAGCCCGGCGCTGCGCAGCCGATATCATGCTAACCGAAGCAAGGATTTAGAGCTGCAATTCGATGGGATGTATGCCGTTATTGCTGGAGCAAACAGCCCAGCATCCCTTTCCAGTCGTCCAGCGCGTTATTTGTTCATGGATGAAGTGGATAAATACCCTCGAACGGCTGGTAAAGAGGCCGATCCTCGGGCACTGGCTAGGGAGCGGACGAAGACCTTTCCGCACAATAAGAAGATCATGCAAACGTCCACGCCTACGGTGCGAAGCGGGCCGATTTGGAGAGCGTGGGAAGGAGCTGATATCAAGCTTCAGTACTTTGTGCCTTGCCCGCATTGCGGACAGTATCAAACGCTGAAATTCGCTGGTAGCTCTGGCTCCGTCAAGTTTGATTCTGACCTAGACCTAGAGACAATACGTTCGACGGCTTATTATGAGTGCGAACATTGTCATGCATCAATCAGAGATGCACACAAGCCAGCCATGCTTCGTGCTGGAGAGTGGAGAGCGCCGGACGGATCGACGGGAAGGAAGCGGAAAACTGGCTTCTGGCTCAATGCCTTGTATAGCCCTTGGGTTCGCTTCGGTGATGCAGCTGTTGAATTTCTGACATCCAAGCGTGCAGGACCGGAAGAGTTGATGAATTTTATTAATTCCTGGTTAGCTGAACCATGGGAAAATACACAGGTCAAGATGAACAGCGATAAAGTGCTTGAAAAATCAAGTAGTTATGAAGAGGGTGTAGTGCCGGACAAAACAATTCTGTTAACGGCAGGTGTTGACGTTCAAAAAGATCGGATGTACTACACGATACGCGCTTGGGGCGAAGGAATGACTAGCCATAATATTCGACATGGCGTTGTGGAAACCTGGCCACAAATTGAGGACGTAATGAACATATCGTATTGTTCTCGGGATGGAACAGAGTTCTTTGTTAATCTGTGTGCAGTGGATTCCGGTTACAATGCAGATGATACGTACAATTTTTGTGCAAAAAATGCAGAATGGGCTGTAGCAATAAAGGGTTCTAATACGCCTTTGCCTGCTAAATACCGTCTGACCAAGATAGATCGCGAAGAACGCGGTCTTTTTGGTATTTCGTTGTACATGGTGGACGGTGCGTATTTTAAAGATTTCATTGCGGGTCGTCTAGCCCGCAAACCTGAAGAATCTGGCGGATGGTTTGTCTATGAAGGATGTGACGAGGAATATGCGGAGCAGGTAACGGCAGAACAGAAGGTTAAAGAACGGCAGCGTGGCCGTGAAGTTGAAGTGTGGCGCCCCAAAACAGCCCACGCAGATAACCATTATCTCGACTGCGAGGTATATGCTGCTTTTGCAGCTGATTGCTTAGGCATTCGTTACATGCGATATGAACAACCAGCAGAGCCACCGAAGCCACCAGAAGATAAACCAGTAGAGAATAAAAAATCTTGGTTGCAAGGAGGTGACTCGTGGTTATGACACCGGAAGAACGTTTAGTACGGTATCGAGAACAATTAGTTGAAGTGGAAAAGGCAATTAGTGCGATCTTGGGCGGGGCTCAAGAATATCGTATTGGCAGTCGAAGTATTAAGCGGCCAGACCTGGGGAAATTGTACGAGGAGCGTAACCGATTGGAACAGGAAATCAGGTCCATTGAAGACGGCGGCATGTTTCGGCTTGCCTATTTCGAAGGGAGGTGAAGAAACTGAACTGGTTAGATAAATCTATTGCAGCAGTCAGTCCGCGATGGGCATACAAGCGTTTAGCCTGGCGTAATGGTATGGGCGTCTTTGATGCTGGTAATAGGGGGAGGCTCAATCAAGGATGGAATCCCTCCTCTGCTCCAAATGAGCAGCGCAAGCAGGCAGAGAGAACCTTGATTCGTGCTCGGGCGCAGGACTTGGAACACAATAGTGATATAGCGGCCGGGATTTTGCAGGCGTTCGATCGTAATGTGGCGGGTACAGGGATAATGTTACAAGCTAAAATTTCTCATGATACTCCTGGCAATCAGGCGGGTGAGATGAATCAGCGAATCGAAACTCTTTGGAAAGAGTATTGTAAAGCCGAAAACATTGATATTACAACGACCCAATCGCTAGAAGAGATCACAGAAATGATTATTCGGCGTTACATTGTGGATGGTGGAATACTCATTGTTAAAGTATATGTACCTAATAGTGAATTTCCGTTCAAACTACAGGTGCGTTCCGTGGATGAACTGAATACTTTGGTTCAGCCTGGTGAGGGAACGCGGATCGTAGAGGGAGTTGAGTTGGACGAATATAATCGACCAGTAGCGTATCATTTCAAAAAGACAACAGATGGATATTTGTTAAATCCAGCCGAAACTGTCCGAATTCCTGCTAAAGACGTTATATACCTGTTTAAAAAGACAAGCCCACAGCAGGTCCGGGAAGTCTCGCAGCTGGTTACAGCGTTACCACGTATCAAAGATGCTAATCAATTTATTGAGGCTGTGAGCATCAAGGAGCGGGTCTTGGCTTGTATGGCAGTGTTTATCAAAAAGGATACTCCTCAAGGTGGTGTGGGGCGTGGTGTTCGTGGTGGCGGAGAGAACACCCAAATTGATTACAGTGGTGTGTCTCTGGCCCCTGGTATGATCGGGGAACTGAATCCTGGTGACGAGGTTCAAACGGTTATTCCAGCAGGGCAAGCATCCAACACCAAGGAATTCATTACCACTTTAGTTCGCATGATTGCTGCTGGTCTGGGTCTTAGCTATGAGGCTGTATCCCGTGATCTATCTCAAGTGAATTACTCATCAGCCCGTCAAGGATTGATTGAGGATCGTAAATTGTATAAAAAGCTACAGAAGATGATCATCGAACGCGTTCTACGTCCAGTGTACTTGGAGTTTTTAGAATCCATGTATTTAAAGGGGAAGCTTGAACTGCCTGGATATTCGCAAGACCGCAGCAGTTACACAGCTCATGTGTGGGTACCGCCCGGCAGTACCTGGATTGATCCGAAAAAGGAAGCGGACGCCAATAAGACGGCGCTTGACTCTAATCAGGACACGCTTGCTCGTATTTGTGCGGAGCGTGGCGAGGATTGGCGTGATGTAGTCGTACAGCGCGCCGCCGAGATTAACCTAATAAACGAATTGATCGGAGAACGGTCAGAAAAGGAGGAACAACCCAATGAGAAAGAAAGCCCGGACGATGAAGAAGAGTCTTCCGACGACGCTGCATAGAGCTGCGGGACCGCCGGAGAATCAGTTATCTCGTACGCTGACCTTCAGTAAAGATAGCATTAATGAAGTGGAACGTACTGCTGAGCTTTCGTTCTCGTCCGAAGCACCATATGAACGCTATTTCGGTAGTGAGATTTTAAGCCATGACCCCGGAGCGATTGACCTACAGAGGTTAACCGACGTCGGGGTTTTGTTATTTGCACATGGTCGAAATTCCAGATACGGCAATATGCCGATTGGAGTTATTCAAAAGGTATGGGTGGACGACAACGAACGTAAGGCAAGGGCACTAGTCCAGTTTGATGATGATGAGGACAGTGACAAGGTATTCCAGAAGGTGAAAAAAGGAATCATCAAGGGAGTATCTGTAGGGTACGAAGTGTCTTCATGGGAGGAAGTTAAAGCCGGAAAAGTGTCTGCAAATGGCCGCCATGCTGGGCCAGCTTACGTGGCACTTAAGTGGCAACCATTTGAAATCAGTATAGAACCAACTCCGGCAGATCCATCCGTTGGTGTTGGGCGTAGTTATAACCAAAATGAGAGCGAGGATGAAGGAATGAAGGGACTTAAAATGCTGGCTTTGGCCGCACAGGGATTAATGTATGCACCAGATGCGGGAGCAGGAATTGGTGGCGGCGCTGGAACGCCTACACCACCAGAAGGAGAGGGGAAACGAGCAGCTGCACCGCCTGGAATTGATCCAGCAGTATCTGCACAACAAGGGGCGACAGCAGAACGAGCCCGGGTCACAGAAATTAATTCCCTTTGCCGTAACTTCGGTATGGACGCAACGCCATATATTGAAGACGGTAGCACCGTGGACAAAGTGAAGGACGCGATTTTGCAAAAGCAAATTTCCGACAGAGCGCCACATCGTTCTTCTGTACAAGTAGGTGCAGAAGATCAAGACAAGTTCCGGGCAGCAGCAACGGATGCATTGCTGTTACGGGCAGCACGCACTGTAGTAAAACCTGCTGCGGGTGCTCAGGAGCTGCGCGGCCTTCGTCTACGCGATCTGGCTGTGGAGTGCTTGAATCGAGCTGGTGAAACCGGAGCGCATTTGCTTCGTGATGAGGAACTTCTGAAACGCGCACTCAGCCCAGACACCACGTTTCAAGGTATTATCTCTAATGCTGCGAATAAAACGCTGTCTCAAGCCTATGCAGAAGCTCCGACAACCTTCCAATACTGGACAGGCAAGGGCAGCAACTCTGATTTCAAAGCTGCCGAGCATTATCGCATTTCTGAGGCAGGTAACTTGGAAATGACCCCGCAAAACGGCCTAATCCCTTATGATACTGCGATGAAAGACGAAAAGGTAACAAAGGCCGTGCTAACATACAGCAAGCGCTGGGGCTTTACACGTGAGGCATTTATCAATGATGATCTCTCAATGCTCTCTCGGGTGCCAGCAGCTTACGTTATTGCAGCTAAGCGAGGCATCAACAAGCTGGTATATAAAATGCTGGCGCAAAACCCACTGATTTTCGATAACAAAAATTTGTTTCATGCTGATCATGGCAACTTGGGAACTCCAGGCAAAATAGGAACGACCACGATGAGTGAAGGGCGTCGGATGATGCGGACCCAGAAAGGGCAACGTGACGAAGCTGTTCTGAACATTTCCCCGCGTTTTCTCCTTACACCTGCGGAACTGGAGACCGAGGCTGTTCAATACATGCGTTCTGAAGCTGATCCTGCTGGCGCACATAGTGGTGTGGTCAACGTATTCCGGAATTCGTATGAGGTGATTGTGGATGCGGAGCTGGATCAATACTCTTCTACTGCTTGGTATCTAGCTGCTGATCCGAACATTGCGGATACTTTGGAGGTAACTTACTTACGGGGCCAAGAGGAACCAACCTTAGAAACAGACGTTCCTTTTGATCGGCTAGGCATGGACTTCCGTATTTACTTCGACTACGGAGTTACGCTGCTGGATAGTCGCGGGATGTTCAAAAATGCTGGACCTGTTGGGGGTGGAGATTAATGTTGATCCTAAAGCAGCCATTAAATTACGGTGGGAGATTATATGAGATTGGTGAGAATGTGAGGGGCAAGCTGCCCCTTGATTTCATTCAGGAACTTCAAGAAAGTGGACATCTTGAAGAGCGCGAGGAGGAAAAGTTGGAGGATGAAGTAGAGGCTTTGTCAGAAGACTTGAAATCACAGCGTGGTTCTAAACGTGGTTAGCTTCAAAGATTTAGTTTCTCAAGATATTGGCGTGTTCCTTAACGATGAAGAATTTGCAGACAAATTTGTAATCAACAAAAAAGAAGTTGCTGCTGTGCTTGATCAAGCCATCGACAGTGATCACCCCCTGGCCTATGCCGAGGGGGTATCTTTGGTTACTCATGTGCTATATGTGAGTGAGGCAGAATTAGGGTACGTCCCAGAGCCTAACGAGATGATGGTTATTAACGGTCAGCGGTACCGCGTGGACCGCGTAGGTGACGATATGGGCCTGCTTACGATCTCATTGGAGGCGAACATTGCATGATAGATGTTCAGGCAGAGGCAAGAGGCATCCGAGAGGCACTAAGAAGGGTGGGGTCATTGGATACAGATGTACGCAAGTCCTTTTATTCGGCGCTCAATCGGACCTCTCAACGTCTAAAAACTGAGTCTGGCCGCAAAGCAAAGGAAACGTACATTGTGAAGTCCAAGGCGGTTACAGATCAGGTGGTGCTTAAGCGGGGCAGCGTCAGTAATCTATCCAGTGAACTCCGCTGGAAGGGCGGTAACATTCCTTTGATGCAGTTCAAAACAAATCCTAAGGCACTTTCCTCTAAACGTCCGCGTGCCTTAAAAGCTGCGGTTAAGCGTGCAGGAGGTAACAAGAAAGTGGATGGTGCGTTTCTCGCTCGTATGAGAAACGGGCATATCGGAGTTTTCCGACGTAGCGCACGTCGGCGCCTACCCGTGGAGGAATTATATGGTCCGGCAGTGCCAGTCATGCTCAATAATCTAGAAGTTACTGAGCATCTGGAGAATGTGGCCATAGAAGAAATGGACAAACGGCTGGAGCATGAGCTTAACCGCCGTTTAGGAGGTGGAACGTCATGACGCCAGTCATGTTGATGATGGCAATCAAGGAGTTTTTAAAAAAAGAACTGGCCGACGAAGCGGCGACGATTCCAGCGGTTCATCTTGGAGCGTTGCCGAGCAAGACTGCAGAAAACCGGGATGATCCAGTATTCCCCCTTATTATTGTTCGCCCCATGGAGGGTGACAGCGACGATAAAGAAAGCCGAGCTCAAGTTAAATTATTGTTTGGGACACAATCCGATGATGATTCCGGCTTTGTTGATGTGCTGAACCTCATGGAGCGGGTCCGCATTTTGCTGATGCGGCAGCGGATCATTGATAAAAAGTTCTACATTGAACCCAATTGGAAGTGGCAGTTTTTAGAGGATCAGCCAGAACCACAATGGATTTGCCAAGCGATAACTACTTGGACACTTCCACAAATTAGACAGGAGGTTAAGCACTTATGAGTGATGTTAAAGAAGCAGCAAAGAATAAACCTGAGAGCGCATCTAAAGCGTCTGTAAAGGTAGAGAAGCAGAGTCCTACCTGTATTTACTTAGGTCCGAATCTCCCAGGTGGACGTCTGCTACAATCCACCGTATTTCGTGGTGGTATTCCGGAGTATTTAAAACCACTACTTGAGGATCTGCCGGATGTAGAAGAACTAATTGTGCCAGTAGACATTATATCGGAGGTACAAGAACGCATTGGCAAAACTGGTACAGCTGAATATGTAGCCTATCAAACGATTTTGAAAGGAGAGAACTAAAGCGATGGCATTTAAACACGGTGTAAGCATTATAGAGCAAGCTACATCTGTACTCGCTCCAACACAGGCGAGCAGTGGTATTCCATTCGCAGTAGGTACAGCGCCTATCAATCTGGCGTCAGCAGCGGTGCCAGCGAACACTCCCGTACTTGTCCATACGTATGCAGAGGCAGTAGCAGCGCTTGGTTACTCGGACAATTGGAAGGATTACACGCTAAGCGAACTTATTTACTCACATTTTGCTTTGTATGCGATGGCTCCAATGATCCTGGTCAACGTGCTTGACCCAGCCACACACAAGACAACAGTAGAGCCGGCTGCTATAACCGTTGCAAACCGAGTGGCTACATTACCTGTCAGCGGCGTAATGCTTCCAACACTGACTGTTAAGTCCTCGGATGGGACCAAAACCTTTCTCAAAGATAAAGATTATACAGCGGCTTTTGATGACGCTGGGCATGTGGTTATCACCACCAAGGCAAGTGGTGATATCGGGGCAGCAATTGCATCATTGCAAGTGGGGTATGACAAACTCAACCCTTCAGCTGTTGATGCAGACGACATTATTGGTGGGGTAACGCTTGACGGTTCCTATACTGGATTTGAATTAGTGAATCAGGTATACCCACGCTTTGGTATTCTACCTGATTTGCTAGTTGCTCCGGGTTGGTCACATAAACCAACAGTGGCAGCCGTGATGAAAGCAAAATCAGGTAACATTAACGGCAATTTTAAGACTATGGCTTTGACCGACATTGACCCAGCACAGCCATACACTGACGCAGGAGTTTGGAAGTCGGACAACAATTATACTGGACCATTACAAATTCCAGCCTACCCTCTACTTACGCTGGGAGATAAGGTTTTTCATTACTCTACTCAACTTGCCGGACTAATTGCAGCGACAGACGCGGCAAATGGAGGTATTCCGTTTGCCTCTCCATCGAATAAATCACTTCAAGCGGATGGAACTGCACTAGCTAGCGGAAAAGACATTTTTCTGGGGATTGATCAAGCTAGTTATCTTAACAGTCTAGGCATAATGACTGCATTGAATCTTGGAGTAAGCGGTTGGAAGTCTTGGGGTAACTATACCGGAGCGTTTCCAGGTGTAACAGATCCAAAAGATAGTTTTATCCCGATTCGCCGTATGTTTAACTGGGTTGGGAATAGCCTGATTCTGACCTACATGCAAAAGGTTGATGACCCGATGAATAAGCGCCTGATCGCTGCTGTAACGGATTCGGCTAACATTTGGCTAAATGGGCTTTCAGCATCTGGTGCGTTACTAGGTGCACGCGTTGAATTCCTTGAATCCGAGAATCCTGTAACGAGCTTGATGTCTGGGAAAATCGCTTTCCATGTATATATTACGCCGCCAGGACCAGCACAGGAAATTGATTTCTTGCTTGAATATGACACAACTTACCTAGCTGCAATGTACGCAGCGTAGAAAGGAGAAGCACACATGCCAAAAAGATCTGAACGGGTTATAGACTATTCCGTGTTTTTGAGCGGAACGGAATACTTAGGGACAGCTACGGCTGACCTTCCTGAAATTTCGTTCCTGTCTGAAACGATTAAGGGAGCCGGAATTTCGGGGGAAATCGACGCTCCATCCCCAGGACAGACCAGCGCAATGACGCTTACGCTGAACTGGAATGTCGTGGAGAAAGCTTCTCTAAAACTCTTAGCTCCGGTCGTTCATGCTCTTGACCTTCGAGCCTCCATTCAACAATTCGATACTGCCACGAATGAGTATAAGGAATCGGCACTTAAAATTACTGTTCGCGGACGTCCGTTGAGTGGTGGATTAGGGGGGCTTGAAGCTGCAACGGCTATGAGTTCGACAACCGCATTCTCGATTACTTATCTTAAAGTTTTGATAGATAACGAGGAGATCCTTGAAATTGATAAATTAAACTACATTTTCAAGGTGCTTGGAAGAGATTACATGGCTCAAACACGTGCTAATCTAGCATTGTAAATCATAAATCCCAAACGCTTGGGAATTTGAGGAGGAAACGAAATGTCAGAAGAAACGCAGGTTGCGGCAGAGGTTTATACCTTTGCCAAACCCTTTACATTTGAAGGGCAAGAGGTTAAAGAAATTACCCTTAATTTCGATGATATGTCAGGAAACGATATTATCGCGTGTGATCGGCAATATCGCGCAGAACAGAAAGGCGCTATGTCCTTTTCTCCTGAGTTAGACAAGGTATACCAAGCATATGTAGTTGCTAAGGCTGCTGGTGTGCACGTTAGCTTAGTTCTTGCATCCAAAGCAAAGGATTTTACTTCGTTGACATTGAGGGCTAGAAATTTTTTGCTGCTGTAGGCTGTGGAGACAGTGAGGGAATTAAAGACCTCGCTGTCTCTTTAGCCATGATTACCTATACACCAGTCTCTTACTATTTGAGCTTGCCACTTGATGAACTCAGGGACTCGGTGGAGCGGGTAAATAGATTACGGAAACGGAAGGGGAGTAAATAGACCGTGGCAGGAAGAAGTAGAGAATATGATATTGCCTTTCGGCTAAATGGACTCATGGATCCCTCATTCCGTCAATCCATGGGCAACGCTGAGCGCCATATTGAGGAACTAGAACGCGCATTAAGGGAAATGTCTCGGCGAGGAGATTTGGACGATGTAAGGCGTGATGCAGATCGAGCAGATGATTCTTTACGAGATTTGAGGGACAGTGCTGGTGGCTTTGGTGATACACTACGACAAGTGGGGGAGTATACAGGAGCATTTGCCTTGATTCAAGGTGCTGCTGGCGGTATGCAAAATATCGTAGGAACCATTGCTGATCAGTCTGATGCTATGGCTCAGCTTCAGGCTGCAACTGGTGTAACTGCAGAAGAAATGCTTGTGATGAAGGACAGCGCTGAATCCCTTTATAATGATCGTCTTGGCGAGGATTTCAACGACCTGGGTGCTGCCCTTGCAACAGTTCGGCAAGTGTCACAGGCTACGGGTGATGAGTTAGAAAGTATGACTAAGAACGCTATTGTGTTTAGAGATGTGTTTGGTGAGGATATTACTCAAAGTATCAAGGCATCAGACACAATGATGAGAAACTTTGGTGTAACCTCAGAGCAAGCATACAACCTCTTGGCTCAAGGAGCGCAGAATGGACTTAATAAGTCTGACGAACTGATTGATACAGCCAATGAGTACAGTGTCTACTTTAAAACTCTTGGTTATGATGCCGAAGGAATGTTTGATGTATTTGCAGCAGGGCTTGAAAACGGCGCTTTTAATCTGGATAAAGTCGGTGACGTTGTAAAGGAGTTCGGGATCCGGATTAAAGATGGTTCAAAATCTACAAACGATGCTATATATGCTCTGTTTGCGCCGGAAGATATCAATGAGTGGGTCACAGCATTTGTTAAAGGCGGGAAAAAATCGGCTCAATACATGGAGCTGATGAAAAAAGAAGGTAAGGAAACTGCAGAAGTTCTTCTAAAGGATTTCACAAAAGGTGGAACTACTGCAGAAAAGGCGATGAAGGATCTGCAGATGTATCTCGGGGGCGGAAACCGCATCTTTGACGGTATAACTGATGGTTCGATTACTGGACGCCAAGCCATGGAAGAGATCATTGTAAAGCTGGAAGAAATCGAAGATCCTATCTACCGTAGTCAAATCGCGGTTGCTTTATTTGGGACGCAGTTTGAGGATATGGAATCCAAAACGGTCCTTGCTTTAGGAACAGCTCGCAAACAGTTTGATATGACTAAAGAAACGATGGAAGAGGTAGCTAAGGTTAAATACGATACCTTAAGCAAAGACTTTCAGGCAGTGGGAAGGCAACTCATGACTGAGCTTGTAATTCCAATCGGTGAGGACTTAATGCCAGCACTTCAAGGTATTGCTGACTGGATGGGCGATAATACCGAAATATTAAAAGCTATTGCACTTGCAGCACCAGCGGCGTTGATTGGTAAGTCTGTAACCAAAATCGTTAAGGGTTTTGGGACAATTACGACAGCGGCTGACGGGGCTGCAGGAGGCTTCACAAAAGCTTTGGCGCTATTAACTAATCCTGTTGGACTTGCTGTTACTGGTGTAGCTGCTCTTTCTTTAGGTGTTTTGGCTTATAAGAAACATCAGGAGAACGCAAGACAAGAACTAATTCATATGGGCGAAACACTCAAAGAGACAGGTGAACAGTACCAGGAAACAAAGGATAAGGCTAAGCTTACAAATGAACTAATATGGGAATATGATCAGTTATCCCAAAAAATAGGTAACAGCGCAAATAGTTCTGAAGAGTTGGCAGCACAGCAAGAGAGAATGGAAGAAATAACAAAAAAATTGCAGGAGCTGCATCCGACAACTATTAGTCAATATGATATTGAGAATGGAAAGCTTCGTGAAAAGGCGGGTCTCGCTAAAGAAATAGCTGATGCCGATGAAAAGTTAGCAAAATTACAGCTTGAAAAGGAAATTGCTGAAGCTGAACAAAAGTTACCCGATACTACAAATTTAATTAAAGATTTGGAAAATCAAGTCGCTGCTGCAGAAGCCCAAACTGATGCCATATCTGAGGCTATACCTAAGTTTAAAGAATACTCAGAGCAGTTTGAGCGATTAATGATGATGCCCGGAACTGAAGAACAGAAAAAACAAATTGATGAGTTGGTTCAGAAGGCGAAGGAAGCTGGCGAAGCAGTTGGCATATTTATCAATAGCTCAACAGACTTGAATGGATTAGATTCCTACGCTAACCAATTAGCTTCAGAGCAAGTAGATGCTCTTGATACTTTAATAACCGCATCCAAAGAATTAGATGACACAAAGCAGAGTTACCAGGAACTCTACGATAAGCAAAGGCAATTAATAGAGTTAAATCTGGGGGGGACGTTAGGGGAATATGCACAGAAATTTGGAATTTTAGCTGACGAAGGAAAGGCCAAGTTTGATCAATCAGTTTCTGCGGCTAAAGATCTTAATGACCAAATGAATTTGATTCCTTCGGAGAAAAAAATAAACATCGAATTTTTGTACAAACATACTGGTCAATACTTGCCGGAAGCATCCAAAAACGTAACAGATATAACAAATTCTCTATTGCCTAAACAATTTCGAATGGATCAATATGCGGAAGGAGGTATTGCGACAAAGCCTAGTATTTTTGGTGAGGCTGGTCCAGAAATCGCAATCCCAATTAACAATAAGCAACGATCTCGCTCCTTACTCGATATGGCTAATGATTTAATGGGTTATAACAGTAACTCAGGTGAAACGGTAATTCAGGTGAACAACGCTCCGGCGATTACCATCCCAGGGGTCGATCCATCCATCATGCAATCGGTAAACGATGCGATAAAGCAAGCGAATAACGCTTTGGAGCGGCGCTTAAATGAAATCGTTCAACAGCAAAGGCGGGTGAGTTTTCAATGACCACCACATATAGAACCCTTCAAGGCGATACCTGGGATGGTATCGCTTTTAAGTTGTACAAGAATGAAAAGTTAATGACATTGCTTATTAACGCAAATCCCGAGCATGTAGGAACTGTTGTGTTTTCAGGAAATGTAATCTTAGTTGTGCCAGATATGCCAGCAGATGCCTCTGAGACGCTTCCTCCGTGGCGTAGGGAGAACTAATATGGAACTAATGCAAGACGCTCGTAGAGCAGTGCTAGTGTTATCATACAACGGCAAGGATGTTACGAAGGACATCGCCAAAGCATTAACTGATTTTCAGTTTAACGATGCGGCTCCAGGTACGCTTGATAATCTCTCTATTACTTTGGAAGACAGAGAACGGAACTGGCAGGGCCCTTGGTCACCGACTGAAGGTGATCGGATTACAGGTGAGATTCGCACAATCAACTGGGATGGTCCGGGCGAGATTAAAAAACTTCCCCTTGGCTCATTTGAAGTTGATTCTTTTGATTTTAAGGGACCACCAGATACAGTAGCTATTAAAGCTATATCATTGCCTGTCAGTTCGGATATTAGGCAAGAAAAACGTTCACGAAGTTGGGAAAAGGTAGCGTTGAAGACAGTCGCTACGCAGGTTGCAAAAAGTGCAGGGCTGAAGCTTCTTTATGAAGCTATAGATAATCCTTCCTATGATCGGCTTGAGCAGTCTCAACTATCTGATCTTGCTTTTCTGTTAGAAACAGCGACGAAGGAAGGAATTGCGATTAAAGTATCTAACGGATCTCTTGTGCTCTTCGATGAGTCTGTTTATGAGAAAAAACAAGCAATTGCAACGATTATACGCGGAGAGGATAACGTAAAAGGTTATGGATTCTCATGGGGAACGGCTTATACAGCTTATCGTGCGTGTGAAGTGTCTTATACAAACAGTAAGTCTAAAAAGACTGTAAAGGTGACCTATACACCGCCGGGAGCTCCCAAAAGCGGACCTATACTAAAGATTAACGAGCAAACAGATTCTCAGGCAGCAGCACTCAAGTTAGGTCGAAAAAGACTGCGAGAGAAAAACAAGGAAGCGGGAAGAGGGTCTTTAAGCCTTATGGGTGATATCCGCATGGCAGCAGGTCTGACGATCAACATAAAGGGTTGGGGGCGATTTGATGGTAAATATATTATCGTATCTGTCAATCACACTATAGGCGGTAGTGGTTTCACAAGTGATTTGGAAATCAGAAAGGTATTGGGGTGGTAGTATGATTGTGATTGGTCAAGTATCGACATCAGATGCAGCAACTGGCAGTGTGAGAGTCGCCTTCCCAGATCGTGATGATTTGGTATCTGGTGAGCTTCCTATTATTCAGCAGGGAGGCTGGGGACGTGGGAACGCCGTACCGCAGCCTGGAGAAACTGTACTATGTGTCTTTTTGGATAACAGCCGTAGTTCAGGCTATTGTCTAGGCACTTATTACGGATCAGAGGACAAGGCACCTGGGACAATAGATCAGCGGGGTATATGGTTTGAAGACGGTAGCTACGCCTACTATGACCGTGCAACTAAGACTCTTAACCTCAAAGCAATTAGCGGCGTAAAGATTGATGGTAATCTAACCGTAACTGGCAAGATAACGAGCGGAGGATAAGACATGGGAAGCCAAAATTATGTAATGTCCAAGATTGGCAGTCTTGGTCCAGTGACTTTCGTTGTTTCAGAAGGAGCTACGCGAACGATTGACGATTTCACTCGTAATACTGCTGGACGTTGGGCACAGCATGATATTATCGGTAAAAAACCGAAAAAGGAGTGGCTAGGACCGGGAATTGACTCGGTGTCGTTTTCGGTGCAGTTAGATGCGCGGCTCGGACTGAATCCCCGGAAAGAGCTGGACAGACTCATTGAGTTGGAGCGGGCAGGCAAGGCGCTGCCATTGATTATTGGACGGAAGGGAGTAGGAACTGGACTTTGGGTGATTACGGACATGTCTCAGGCTTGGGATTCTATGGATAATATCGGCAATGTCCTTACGTCGACTGTGAATATTACGCTGGAGGAGTATGTGAAATGATCTATACCGTTGATATGACTCAGCCATCGACAATCAATTTTGCACCAATAAGTAAAGCTGAGGAAGTGGCTCAGAACATCCGAATAATATTATCCACTCCTCTCGGAAGTTCGCCACTAGCCCGTGACATCGGGATTGATTACTCCATCATTGACGAGCCTGGGCCAATTGCTGAAGCTAGAACTGTTGCAGAGGTAACGACAGCTATAGCCACACAAGAGCCGCGAGCACAAGTAGTACAAGTATCCTTTAATGGAGCGTTTTCTGATGCTCTGACAGGGCACTTAAAGCCTGTGATCAAGTTTACAATGGCAGAAGGAGTGGAGTAACTTGGTGCAATATGTAGATTTACCGGAAATCTTATATACTCCGGAAGATGCAGCAAAGATAGAGCAGAACATTATAACTGTATATGAGGGGTTAACCTTACGCACACTGCAGCCCGCCGATCCGGTGAGGCTGTTTTTATCGTCTTTGGCTACGGTTATCGTCCAGCAACGAGTGTTGATAAATCAGACGGCTAAAAGCAATTCATTGCGCTATGCAACCGGAATTGTATTGGACTACAAAGGTGCCGATTTTGGTTTAATCCGGTTGGATGCTGCTCCATCAATTACTAACTTGCACTTTACCCTCTCTATTCCGCTGGCATCAGTGACAACCATCCCTGCGAGGACGCGAGTCGGGGCGCAGGGTGGGGATGGATCCATATATTTTGCAACAACCGAGTATTTGGAGATTCCGGCAGGCGCTACAACTGGTATGGTGACGGGCGAGTGTTCGACCGCAGGCACGGCAGGCAACGGATTTTTGCCCGGCCAGGTCAATGTATTGATGGATCCCTTACCGTTTGTTCAATCGGTTACTAACACTACCGAGAGCAGTGGCGGAGCAGCAACAGAAACAGACGAAGCTTTTCGTGAACGCATCCGAACTGCACCGGAGTCATATAGCACCGCTGGTCCACAAGGATCTTATGAGTTTTGGGCAAAATCTGCATCAGCTGCCATCTTGGATGTACATGCTTATTCTCCTTCTGAGGGCAAGGTTACAATTGTTCCCTTACTCGTTGATGGTGTAATCCCAGGAGAGGATATGCTCGAAACTGTGGCGGAGACGCTAGAAGATCGCGGTATCAGACCTTTGACTGATCATGTGACAGTCATAGCACCGATATCTGTACCTTATACCACTACATTGACTTACTACATCAGTCGTAACCGCGCGTCAGAAGTTACAGCTATCCAGACCGCAGTTACATCAGCGGTGGAGGCTTATCAACTCTGGCAAAGATCCAAGCTTGGGCGACATATTAACCCGTCTGAGTTAATCGCACGTGTCATGGCTGCCGGAGCGCTAAGGTTAAATGTCACAGCACCAGTTTATACACCGCTGACAGCTACTCAAGTTGCACAGCAAGGTATAACAACCTTGACCTATGGAGGGCTCGTTGATGATTGATATCCAGAAGCTAAGCTTGCGAGATATCCTGCCACCGAGTATCGCCAACGATCCGGCTATTGCTGCTGCAGCCGCAGCACTGGATACAGAGTTACAGGTGACCACATCGGAGATCCGTAAGTTAGACATTCTCGGACGATCTGAGGAATGGAGCAGCGAGGAAGTTGACGAACTGGCGTGGCAGTACAAGCCTCCTTACTATGATCCGGAGCTGCCTTTGGAACAGCGGCGTGAGCTAGTTAGAACAGCCATACAATTTCACCGTAAGAAAGGGACTCCTAGAGCTGTTGAGGATCTAGTTAAGCTGCTCTTTGGTGAGGGGCGTGTAGAAGAATGGTTTGAATACGGGGGGCGACCTTATCATTTTCAAGTCATAACCAATAACGCTGACGTAACAAACGCCCGAGCTCAAGAGTTCATTCAAGCGGTGGATTCTGTGAAACGTCTTTCAGTGGTTTTGGATCGGGTCACGATATCACAAACAGAAGATTTAGAATTATATTTCGGTGGAGCCTTGCACATGGGCGAAATTATGAGAGTAGGGGAATAAATGGGCGCATTTGGGAGTTTTACTCTAACAAACAAGGGCAGGACGCTTCAGTCAAAAGCCCAAGCCGGATCAAAGCTAAATTACACAAGGATTGCCGTCGGGAGTGGTCAACTCGGTGGGCAGTCTATTTTATTGCTTAATGGACTTATTGATCAGAAAAAATCATTACCTGTAACACGACTGAGAATGCAACCACCAAACAAAGCTGTCATTGGTACGGTTCTATCAAATCAAGACGTAACAACAGGATTTTACTTCCGGGAAATTGGTGTATTTGCTCAAGATCCTGATGAAGGAGAAATCCTATATTGCTATACTAACGCGGGAACCGATGCTGAATATATACCTGCTGTTGGCGGTAGTAATGTAATAGAAAAGACCATTGACTGCATTGTGGTAATTGGTACAGCGTCAAATGTATCAGCTACAATCGATGATTCTTTGGTATTTACAAGAGAATCTGAATTTAACGCTAAGTTTGACGCATCCGGAGGACATAAACACACAGGAGCTGCAGGTGATGGTCCTAAACTCACCTCTGCTAGTTACGCGGGAGGATCTGTCAATGATGCTGCTCTTGGTACACGCACAGCAGATCCTGCAACTTCTACTGCTTATGGCTTAGTAGGCTCGATTACTCAGTGGTTTTCATGGATTACTAAGTACTTCAAAGCCATCACAGGGAAAGCAAATCCGTTTGATGCTCCAGACATCACACTAGCTGCGACTAAGACACACGTTGACGACACTACAAGGCACATCACCGCCGCTGAGCGTACTGCTTGGAACGCAGCAGAGAGTAACGCAAAGAATGCATCTATTCCTAAGACAGAAAAGGGTTCTGCTGGTGGAGTAGCCTCATTGGATACTGATAAGCACATTCTTGCAGATGGTATAAAGCTAGGATCAGCCCTCTCAGAGAGAGTGTTTAAGTTCTCTTTTCCAGAGGGGGTAGAAAATCAAAAAATTGATATTTTCAGAACAGGGATTCTTAGTGGATTTATTGAAGTCACTGTAACAGGAGTTTGGAACAATAGTAATGCAGTAGGGAAGATCACAAAATTGTTTTCTGATATGGCTAATTCCTCCGGAGTAATAAATTCAACAGACTCCATGTACACGGATGCTTTCGGTCCCATCGTACAAGAAATTTCTATCGGAGAGTTCGCTTGGGACTCACCAAATAACAGATGGAAGATAACTATTGAGGGTAGAAAGAATCGGGGAAATTCGTACGTAGTTGTTATACGGGAGGTTAGTGGTACGGATAACAGGAGTTGGGGGATTACTGCCCCGTACACCGGAGTTGCTACAACTCTTCCTATGTCTGTACAGACTATCCCTGACGACACTGCAACAAAATCCGGCTACCTAATCCAGAAACATAAGCTAACAGAGCATGATGGTAGAAGCATTCGTTTAACTCTCGGGACTGACCTAAACACAATCCTCAGCAATGGTTTTTATAACGGGTACGCACTTGTTAATGCACCGACTGTAGCGAACGTATGGTATTACGTAGAAGTGCAACGGCATTATGACAATGATACCTACGTTTTACAACGAGCCACGTTATTGAGCGGTTCTGGTGGAGAAAAGCCTGTCCGGTATGAACGTATATGTAAACAAAGTACATGGAGTACTTGGGTAGAGATAGAGGGAGCAGACAAAAAGAACGTAGCTAACGGATATGCGGGACTGGACGCAAATGCTTTTGTCCCTGATGCCCGTTTATCGGGAAACATCGCCAGAACATCGCAAACCATACCTGCTAAGACAGATTTAAACTCGTTTAGAAACGAAGGTGACTACTTCTGCCCTAGTAATGCAAATGCGGCAACTGTCTTGAATATGCCTACAGCTATTGCCGGACAGGCTTTTTACCTCAGAAATAACATACATGCAGGGATTAACCAATCCATAGTATCGTACAACTCTACAGCGTTTAGAATTTATACACGTAACTATTACTCGGCCGCCAACCCTCAATGGTCAGAATGGATGGAGATAGAACACAGCGGAAGAAAGAATGTAGCTGGTGGTTATGCTGGTCTTGATACTCTTGCTAAAGTACCACGCACTAACACATATAACTCACTCGGTGGTCCGTCAACGATACCAGCAGTAGATTTAGACCTCGCGCTCACCGCAGGCGTATACCCTATTAGCCCTGTTACGCTTAATAAGCCAGCAGCTAGTATGTGGGGGCAAGTGTTGGTTTTTGTCAGTGGTGCAGAAACGCATAATAATGCGAATACCTGGACATGGCAGATAATTCTTCAATCCAGCGGCGGATCCCATGTAAGGTTTAAGGATGCTGCGGCGGCATGGAGTCCCTGGGTTCCAATGTGGACGGGGAATAATGACGCTCCATTGTTCATGACTAGAAACCTAATAGCGAACAGTACAGATTTGAATACGGTTGTAAACAACGGTGTGTATTCCATCTATCAACCTACCGGATTAACGAACGCGCCTCCTGTAACGTATGGGCTTCTATCCGTGACTAAAGGGGACACTACAACCAACTATGTCAAACAGGAAATAGTGGATATCATACCGGGTACTGTGTACTCAAGAAGTAGAAACGGAGGATCTGGTTGGAGTTCTTGGGTGACTACTATCACTAGTGCTGGTGGCAACTTTACTGGCGCTGTATCAAGAACCTATGGAGGTTCTTCGGTTAAATATAACAATGTGGCTTCTTACTACTACGGCGGTGCGAACAATACAGGCACACTAAAAATAACGCTCCCGGTTTCGTGGAATAATGCCATGATGAACATCAAAATAACTGGATTTGATTACTCTACTCGTGGTTCATGGGAGCTTTCGCTTGGTTGCTATAACTTCTCTACTGGATGGAGCATGCTTTCAGCTTCCGTAGTATCGTATAGCGGAACAAGTTTACCATTTTCGTCCATACGTTTCGCTCATGATGGTAGTAAATGCTGTATCCTTCTTGGGAACACTGCTACTATCTGGCAATACCCATCTATAGAGATAACCGAAGTATTGGCTTCTCACAATGGAGCTACTGGGTTGGGTGGAGATTGGACGATGAGCGTCATAACGTCTGAGACAGGCATTTCCGGCGCTCTATCTACTCCTATAACATGGGGGAATGCTGACTCAGTAGGTGGATATTCTGCTGCGCAGGTTACACAAGGTACACTTGCCTATGCTGTTACCTCTGGTACGGCTCCAACTCTGGTGGCTGCTTTTAATCCAGTAGTTGCAGCCTTGACAGCGGGTTTACGGGTAACCATTAAAGCACATGCAGCTACAACAGGTCCGGTTACACTCAATGTAAATGGTCTAGGCGCTAAATCTATCAAAAAGCCAAATGGCAATAACCCGCCTTTGGCTCTTGGTGGAGTCTATACGGTTGTATACGATGGAACGGCTTTTATCTTACAGGGTGAAGGGGGTGAATATGGAACAGCTACAGCAGCGGAAGTTCTGGCGGGAAAAACGATAGGCACAGAAAACGGACTGGTGAACGGGACAATGCCGGACAGAACTAGAGCCGGAGACAGCCTAACCTATACCACAGCCTTGTCAGCTAAAGGGGATGGATTAGGGAGCCTTGTCATGGAACCTCAGACGGGGTACTATGCTTCTGGACTTAATTCCGGTGGATTTGGGACACTGTTATCCATTGATCCAAACTATGTACCCGCAAGTATACTGTCCACTAAAACCGTCTTTGGAGTTCAGGGTTCTGTTCCTGTTATCTCTGGGGTTGATGTAGCTTCGGGTGTGGGGAGATGGGGAAACGGTGATCTAGCTGTCTACCCACTGGAAGGTTATAGAAAAGGCGGGATGGGTGCTGGAGAAATAAAAGTGACTGTAGCTCAACTGAATTCTGCTGGACTACCACAAGTTGCCTCCGGCACGATTGAATCTGGTGGTCTTGAGACGTACACAAGGGCTGATGGTAGCACAGTTATAGCCGCATCACTTATCGTTTCGGGACTAACTTTCAAGCCCACCGTGATTATTGTAAAGAACGGGAATTTAAATAACACAAACAAGGATCATATCGTATACGATGCTAGGATGGATGTTAACTACAGAATAACAACACTAGGAGCAAGAACAACGAGTAATCCAGAATTACACATATTTAGAGAGGCATCACCTGTATACGTGAACAGTATGGGTTTTAAACTACCAGTCATAAACGGATACTATCCCTATACATGGATTGCAATACAGTAGAAAACCGCCAGATACTTTATAGGAGGGATTATGATGGAAATCGGAATGAAAATATACTTTGAAAAAGCAACAGGAAACGTGGTAGTAAATACGGGTGAACAGGTAGGTAGGTTGGTAGTGGAGACAACCGAGGATCAGGACTTTGCAACATATAAGGCACTGGCTGAACGGGTCCGCGATACTATTGGCGTAGTAAAGCTCAAATATGGTCAGTTTCGTCGAGAGTTCGCTGAGTGCAATGGCTACCGAGTTAATCCTGATACGGAGGATTTGGAGTTTATCTATCCTGGGGAAGTGCCGGCAGATGTGTTAATTAAACGAATCGAAATGGTAGAGGGGGAAAATGCTAAAACGGTTCAGGAGCTAGAACAAACCAATAAGAAACTTGTAGAGACCTTGGAAAGACTTGATCAAACCGAAACACAACTGCAAGAAGCGCAGCTTGCTCTTACAGAAAATTACGAAGAGTTACAGACTGCGAAACAAGAAGCGGCAGACGCACAATTGGCGCTCACAGAGCTTTATGAGCTGGTACTTGCCGGACAACCCGTAGCACCTACAGAACCCGTTGAGGGAGGTGAAGAAGTCAATGCCTAAAGTATATGCAAGCTTGATTCGTAAAGGACTTAAGAAGTTAGAGCAAGTACCGGAGATTATCCGTGAGGATGTCGCAGCCGAGCTAAAAGAATAGAATAAATTGCTAGCGCCACATAGTAGGCGTTTTTATTTTGCCCTCGGGATTCCCGGGGGCTATTTATATTGAGGGGGAAACGGGAGTGGAGCCTACAACAATCGTAGCAATGATTGCGGCAGTAAGTGGGGTTGTCTTGGGCTGGACGGGGAAAACCCAAGCATTTAAAAAGGATGTTGCACAAGAGGCTGGTAATGGTGCGTCACTTCGTACTGACGTTGAGTATATCAAACGGGGAGTGGATGATATGCGTTTAGAGCAGCGAGCCCAGGGGCAGAGATTTGATTTACTTTCAGAGCGTGTAACGCGTATTGAAGAGGCTTCTAAATCGTATCACAAGCGGCTTGACCGATTTGAAGAAAATAGAAGAGGTGATTTGTAATGGAATGGAATGCAGTTATAGAGTTTATTAATCCCGAATTAATGGCTGTCGTTGTAGCTTGTTGGATCATAGGCTATGTTTTGAAAAAAACGCCGAAAGTGCCAGATTGGAGTATTGTATACATCGTTACGCTGATGGCCATCGTATTTGCTGTACTGATGTTAGGGTTTGTCATTACAAGCTTTATACAAGGCATCCTATGTGGTGCTGTAGCTGTATATGGTAACCAACTGGTCAAGCAGTCTCGTAAAGCGGGTGATGAGTGATGAATCGCAAAATTTCGCAAGTGGGAATTTCCCTTATCAAGTCTTTTGAGGGCTGCCGTCTCACAGCGTACAAGCCTGTGCCTACTGAAACATACTGGACAATCGGATGGGGTCACTATGGTCCAGATGTAAAAGCAGGTATGACCATCACTCAGGCACAGGCTGATAACATGCTTGTATCCGATCTATCAAAGTATGAGACTTATGTAAATGATCCGGTCTATGTGCCGGTTACGGCGCACCTCAATCAAAATCAATTTGATGCACTCACAAGTTTTTGCTACAACTGCGGCAACGGCAGCCTTAAAAAACTTTGCATTGGTCGGACGATAACAGAGATCGCTCAAAATATCACTAAGTACAACAAAGGCGGCGGCAATGTTTTGGCTGGTCTAGTAAGGCGGCGTAAGGCGGAACATGATCTGTACAATAAAGCAGACGAACCAATCATAAAAGAATCTCAAAAAGCCAAGGAGAACGACAAATTGGAACTGACAACTTATCAATGGACAACGTTACGCACTCAAGTTAAGGCGTTGCTTGATGCAGGTACGATCAATGACAAGACTTGGCTTGATAAGATCGACAAAAAGACGTTGACGACATCGGAGCTTGCGTGGCTGTCGTTTATTGTTGCTAAAAAGTAAGACGAATAAAATCCCAAGCACTTACAATTTAATTTTACAAATTGTTCCAAACGTGATACTCTTGGATTACACGAACCGGAAGCACCGAGCGTGCAGACCGAAAGCATCGGCAAAAGCCCCGCCAACCTTAAGTGGTGGGCGGGGCTTTTTTTGTGTGTTCCTAACGTTTAGCGCAGCGCAAGCACCAAGGAAATTGTGCTTATTGCCAGCGCAAGAACACTTATGATCATTGATACCGTCAGAGTTTTAGAGGTCTTCATAATCCCAACTCCTTTGTGATATACTATATTAAATAAGAAAGAAACAGCAGTCCTTATATTTCAGCACCCCTTGAGGGAGGTCCGCCGAAGCGGACCCTTGAGTTAGCGTCTCAGGTTGATGATGAGGGTGACTATCGAGTTAATCAAGCTGATGATTGCAGTCATCAGTGTGATTTGTACAACTCGATTGTCTTTCGGCTGTTTCTTTCTTTTTTTCTTCATCTTGTTCACCTCCCCTCTACACTTATAATTATACAACGAATATCGTTGAATGTCAACGAAAAACGTTGAACTTATTTGCAAGCTATTGTATAGTTATGGTGAGGTGAGAAGGTATGTTGAGATTAAAAATTCAAGAATTAAGAGAAGCGGAAAAGCTGAGTGTACGCCAATTAAGTGAGGCCACAAGTATTCGATGGAACACATTAAGCGATATGGAGAAAAACACTGCTAAACATTGGCCGCCTGAACATTTGGAAACACTCATGAAGTTTTTTAAATTGAAGCAAATCGATCAATTAATTGATTACGAAAAGGAAGCCGGAGAATAA